TAACTGATGACCCTGCTGTGAATGTAGCCTTAGCTGTATCTACATCTGTATCACGAAAGATACGTATAGCTGCTGGGCTAGCTGGTATGTTACCAGAAGTAAATACTACGTTACCACCGCCAGTTGTTGTGTAGCTGGTTATGTTATAGTGACTGCCTGATGTCTTTATGACACCATCTACGTCTACTTTAATATCAGCTTCTTTTAGTGATGGGAAAGAAAACGCTTTGGTTGCATTTCCATCCCCAGTATAATCTACGAATGTTGTTGCCATTTATTTATATATGTTGAGGAGGGTTGATGTTTCATTGCGCTTTGCAAGCTGTAATTGTTTTTTAACACGCTGTTCACGTATTAGTTTAGCTATACCAGCTTCGTCATTAATTTCACGCCATGCACGTTTTCGTGCTTTATCAAATAATCTTTTAATTACTATATTATGGTAGTAGTCCCTAGCATTATACTGTCCACGTTTACCAGCTTTAATATCTTGATACATTTTATCTATAGATTCTAGTATTTTAGGATCTACAGCTAGCTTATCAAGTTCACGTTCTAAATTCTGTTGACCTATAGCACGTTGAAACTCAGATCTAATTCTAGGAGAATCTGTTAAGTTTGTACCGTCAGGTGCGTAGTAAGTAGATAAACGTAAATCGTAGCCACTATCAAATAGCATGTTTCTACCGGGACTTTGATCTAGACTAAGACTTATAGGACTAACTGCATTAAATGCACGAGTCAAGAAATCCCAATCTTTTAGAGGTCTACCATTAAGAATATCATACTTAATTGGTAATGGTTGGTTGCCATCTAACTCAGCAAATTGTTCAGTAAGTAAGTTACGGTTACGTATAGACTGATCTATACCAGATCCGATTTCACGCATATAGGGTAAAAATAGTTTACCGAGCTCATTACGTAAACCAGCTAAAGGTATTTGGTTGTTTGCGAGTCCAGCTATGATTCTATCAAACTGTCCGGGTCTACCACCAAATAAGTCTACAAATGACTGGATACCAGCAAGATAAGACTTACTACTTACAGCTTGTGCAATTACAAGAGATATTTTTTGTAACTGCTTTTCTGTCCACTCGTCACCCATAAGTTCACTTGCGTCACCTACGTCGGCGATTGTAGACATAATAAGGTTAAATGGTTCAAAGTTATCATAACCAACACGTACAGCACCTAGCTTTATAGTTCTTGGTTCCCACTTACCATCAAGCCACATTTGACGTTTTTGTCTATCAACTGGTCCGTTACCGTTAAGATCTCCACGCATCCAAGCTTGTACAGCCATGAATGTTACAGCAGAACCTATTGCCAATCGACCTGTTTGTAAAGCCTTAGCATTAGATAGCTCCATAGCATCTGTAATACCATACTTAGCTACTTCACTTAAATCAGAAGGTTTAGCTAGTGCAATATCATTAAACTCTTTAACTAAAAAGTTAAAACCGGGTGTATACTTACCAGTTAGTGCAAGTCCGTTTACACCAGTTCTAGCAAACAAAAAGAAAGGTTTAGCTAAAGGCATAGCGGTAAAAGCATCGTTTAGACCTTTTGCAAAGCCTGTAAGCTCTTGTGTAAGTGTAACTTCTCTACGTGCAAACTTAGTTGCTTCGTCTGTTATATTACCTTGTGCATCAAATACCTGACTATAGAAATCATCTTCGTATGCTCGCATTAATTCTGGTGTAATCTTAGGTGTTTTATAACCACCTTCTTGTAACTCAAGAGCTCTACGCATAGCTTTTTCACGCATCTTAGCACGACCAAGAATGTATGCAAAAGCATCATCAGTTGCAGCCATAAGCTTTGTAGAGTATGTTAGATAGTTACTATCATTCATACTACGAGCCATATTAGCTAGACGAAAAGCTGCTTGCTCTCCTTCAGTAGCACGACCACTATCTTCTGCCCATCTACGTAGTATCTCCCAGTTATCATCACCTTTACTATATTCTGAAAATCTAGTTTTTATAGTTGCTATATCACCTTTCCAGTATGAGTTGAGTCTTTCTCTAAACAGAGTAAATGATTCTGGAATAGCCTCTACCATACCATTAATGGATGCAAGACTAGCCTTAAGAGTTTGTGTGTCACCAGTAAAAGGTAAACGTACAACAGAACCTAATGCCGTAGCAAAAGGTCTTAAGAGTGTTGCAGTGGATGTACCCATAATAGCTCGAATTGGTGTTTTAGGACCAGACAGAACACTATGACTCATGACACCTTCTAGTTCTCTTATCAAGATACCAGTTCTGCTTACACCACCTGTTTCTAATTTACCACCTAACAGTACAGTTCTCGCCCATCTATCAAAATCGTCAAGAGTATTCACATCCTTCATCATGGAAAATGCTTCAAACATAGCCATAAGTAGGTTCTCATCATCATCAGCTATCTTAAGAACGGTCTGTATAGACTCTCTAGACTTAGCTATATCTTCTGATAATACCTCTTCTATTGCGTTTTTTCTAGTTTTACCAGCACCTAATTCTCTAAATGAGTCAGACTTAACAAGTCTAGCTTTCTTAGTTTCATATAGTGCGGTAAGCATTGTATCCGCAATCTGTTTAGCTGGACCATCTATAGCATTTAAGTCTACAAGATCAGCTATTTCTCTACCAGATACACCTGTATCACGTAGTTGTTTAAGTAGTGAGCCTACAACTAGGTCAGCTACAACTACATTCTTAGATGTCCAGACCTCAACACCATCTATAACATCAGGTCTAGCCTCAAGTAGTTCTTTTAGGTATTCCTGTGGAGACATATTAGCTGCCTCTCTACCTAAAGTTATACGCTGATGCTCTTCTACAGCTTCTTTAAATTTAGCAGCTAAAGCTTTTCTATTACCTTTTACAGCATCTAGTTCTTTTTTAAACTTCTGCTCGCTCATCAAACCTTCGAGTATGCGATCAACTGTTTCTTCATCCGTATCGCCTAATCTAGCTATACGTTCACGTTCTACAGGTGTAGTTACACTACCAGTAGATCCTTCTTCTGATCCCCACTCTTTACGAGTACGAGATAGTTGATTACGTGCCACTGAAGGTTCAACCTCCGATATATGTGCACCTTGATGTGGTTCTGCAAGCGGTCTGTTTTTATCTGCTCTAAAATCAACGTCTCCTTGACGGAGTTGTGCTATACCAGCTTTAACAGTCTGGTCATCTAAGCTTTTGTTTCTAGCTGTAATTTGATCTATAGCTTCCTTACCACCTTTTTTTAAAGTGTAAGCAATACCGTCAAATACAAGACCTATTCCCATACCTTCTACGATGTTTTTAATTTTCATCATAACAGGATGGTCAGTTTCTTTGGTAGATAAGGGGGTATCAGCCCACCCATACCTATCACGTAACATACCTAAAGCGTTTTGATTATCTGATTCTTTAGATATAAGATCAGATACAGCTCCAACAGCTGCACCTCTGGCGAGACTGCTACTAGCAAGCCCTACTAAACCAGCTGGAATAGTAACTATACCAGTAGCTGCTGCTGCTTTAGCTGCTGCTATTGTACCGATTGCCAAAGATCCAAAATGTACAAGACCTCTGAGTTGTTTACCCCACCATGTCTTGGTTTCGATTGGATTGTCGTAAGAATCGAATGGTGTAAATTCTGGTTTATAATATCCTTTTTCTTCTTTTTCTCTCTGCATTTCTCCTGATAACGCATCCATAGTACGCTCAGGAAATGTGGCTAATGAAGATGCGGTATCTTGCAAGCCTCCAGATAATATTGACTGACCCTCTTTTATGAGTGCCTTAGCACCCCAAGTTTCAGCATTACGTGGATCTGCCTGTTCAGATACTGCCTGCTCTTCAGCTGTATTAGCTGCTTCTTGTTTGAGTAGCTTTTCTTGACGCTTAGCTTCATAATCATCTATAGCATCTCTAGCTGCACCAATTCCAGCAGATATATCATCTTCATTTATCTCGTAAGAATCGCCACCTGAGTATGAGTTTGTCATGGTGTTGCAATAATTCCTTCAGTTTGATCTCGTTTAGGTGGTTTAATACCTTTTTCTAAATCTGTTAAAATAACCTTAGCTATTTGTGGTGTTAGATTCTGTAGTTGTGACATGGTGTAATTTTGTAATCTAGGAAATAACTCGTTAAGTGCTTCCTGTTCCTCAAGACTAAAAGTTGTGAGTTTAGTTACAACCTCACCACCTTGAACTGACATGCCACGTATCGAGTTCATTCGGTTTAATTTATATCGTATAAGTTCAAACGCCATATAATCTTGGAAATTTTCGTCAAACCTTTGACCCGGTTTTATAGTTTTAAGTAATGCACCATCGTTAGCATTAAATAGTTCAGTTAGTTCTTTACCTGTAATACCATATCTACCTAGTTTCATGTTAGGATGCTTGAGTGCTTGTTCATATACACCACCACCAAATTTATTAGTTACTTCTCTAGTCTGCACACTAACAAATTTTCTGTCTGTTTGTGTAATGTTACCAAACTTATCTACAGAAATTTTAAATGGATTACCGGGATATTCACCAAAGTCCGCAGCTCCAGAATGATAATCATAACCTTTAAGATTATGATAACCTTTTACAGCTTCTGGTGCTTCAAATGTATCTAGTATCCGCTTAGCGTATAGCTCACCGGTGTCGTCTGTAGCTGTCATAACAGTCAGCGTACCACCTAAACCATTTTTAGTTTGATAGTCAAATAACTCAGGTTCTAAAAACTTTTTTTCTTTAGGTATAATTTTACCAGCTGGAGTATCTTTAAAAGCACCAACAGCTTCGAGTCTTTGCATCATAAATTCACGTGGTCTTTTAAATGTACCATCATCATCCTTAACTTTAAATTCACTCCACCATTCAACAACTTCTGGGTACAGTTTACCACCACTACGTACATGAGCTAAAGATTTTTCTAACCATAATGCTTCTCCCGGTTTTACGGCAGCATCATTAATTGAATCAGGATTATCTAAGTACTTTTGTGCCATATCTTGTTTCTGATATGCAAGCTTAGGAGAGGTATCTGTAACAAATGTATCAAACTTGCCAGCAGCTAAATCAGCTTCTAAGTCTTCTACTTTACCTGCTATAAACGATATAGGATCTAAACCTTTATCTAGATGTATTTGAAAATCACTTTTTTGACCAGCAGTTCCAAGTGTAATTTGACCAGCAAGTTCTGCTTCTAGCTGTTGTACAAGAAATTCATCGGTTGCAGTTAATTCACGAACTTCTTTATCCAAGTGTTGAGCTGCTAACTTTCTAAGTACAATGCTTTGTTTATTTACTAGGTCAGCATACTTGATTTTATTTGCTATTTCTGGATTACCTGCAAAGTCAAGCTTAGTAAGAGAATCTTTTAGCCATGCTGGTAGGCTGCCTTTTAATCTGTGCCCTGCTTTATAGGAGTTAGGGTCACCTGTAAATTCAGAATATAATTTATATATTTCTGTAGGTGTAGGGTCTCTATCCAGATCCATTAACTTATCAAAATTCTTTTTATGAACATTACGTGCATCTTGTATTTCTTTAGTTAATCTAGTTTCGTTATCAGTATTCTGTGCACGGATTGCTTCATTAACTTGCTCTATTCTATTTACAGTCTTAAGAAAAAACTTACTGTTTATTGGAAGTTGATTAGAATATTCAACTATGTTGTCAAACTTTTTGCCAGTATGAGCTTCAGTATAAGGTAGGTTATATAAAATATCATTCAGCTGCTCTTCGCTTAGATTTGATTTAGAAACTACATCAAAGTACATGTCTGTAGCTTTAGACATAGCATTTGGTTCGTTTTTATAAAACTCAACAGCCAGCTGCCTAATAAGACCATTTTTAGTATCTGTAAATGTAGTAAGGTCTTGACCATTTGATTTTTCCTTACTTATATTTTCAACTGATACACGTATCTTATCTTCAAATTCTTCTTTTCTTTTTGCTTTTCTGTTAGTACTAATAGATTCAGATAATGCCCAAGAATAGTTATTTTTTAGCTTAAGTATCTCATCAAATACTATATTATCAAATTGTTTTTCGTATCTACCAGAATCTAATTTAAACCCACGGTTAAGTGCATCTACATGTATTTTATTACTTATTAAATCACCGATAAAATTTAACCTGTCTACCCCTTCTAATTGGTTAGTAGACTTGTCAACTTGTAAAGCATCATATACACTTTTATAAATAGCTTTTAGTTTATTAGAATCATACTGTCTTAAGAAAGTTTGTAAATCTACATCTTCGTTTAAACCATCTGTTAGTCTAGCTAGTATCTCTTGAATTTCTGGTTTAGATAGATCTTCGTTTTCTTCTAATTCCTTAGTTAATAATATGTTATTGTAGGTGTGTGCATTTTCACCAAGTTTTATAAGCTCGTTTCTATTTTCTTTATCTGAGGAAAGTCTAGCGTCTCTATCTCTTTTAGTTTGACGCTCTGCTTCGATAGCCTTTGCTAGATCTGATACTTTACCAGTAAGTTCAGCGATAGAAGCGAGGTTTCTATCTCTCGCTTTATATCGGTTCTCCTCTATCTTCATCATGTCATCGTAGAACTCTTTAGTGTCTGCGATGTCTGCGTCTATTTCTGCGTTAACTGCCTTTGTTAAGTCAGCTTCTGTAGCTAAGTAATTAGTATCACTTATGTCAGGTAACTTATCTCGAGGCGTACCTACGACGTTACCGAAGTTGTCAAATGATGATGTCATAATTTAAAACCACCCAGTTCCAGCACCAAAGCTTTGTACATTAGCTGCAATGCCTGCAACCTGACTAGCAGTTTGTAAGAATCCTCCGAAGTAATCTGTTCCTGACAGCATTACAGGTGCTCCATATGCAGCTGGTATACCCAGTGCTTCTCTTGCTTTCGCATTTCTGTTAAGAAACTTACGTCTTGCACCTTCTTGTGCATACGCCATGTTTCTACCAAATGTAGCGTTCATTACACTATCTACTTTTGCAGCTGTACCTAAATAATTAAGGTAAGCATTTCGACCAGCAGTTCGAGATCGACCACCTTGTAAAGCTTTACCTCTAGCTTTGCTTTTAAAAAATTTACTAGCAGCTTCCTGTACTGCCAATCTACCCTTACCTTGGGTATATAATCCTCTTACATAGGCATCGCTTAAATCACGACCATAACCTATGACATTTCGTTGTTGTGTTCTGGCGAGACTTGTTTCTTTGTTAAAAAACTTCAGTGCTTGCTGAGCAAATACTGCGTTCTTTTCTCTCCATTTTTGTCTTTGTTGGGCTCTGAGTCCCGCATTAGCATCTACGCACACGGCAAAATTCTATAAATGTTACATTGTTCGGCCCATGTTTTAACTTACGTAAAAACTTAAAGCCAAGAAACTTAAGCAATCTAAGATGTGCTTTGTTTCGACTGTCAACTATATTCCAAAGTAAAGGTTCTTCTCGGCTATCGACAAACCGTTTTGCCTGTCTTGCAAATAAAGTTGGTTGTTCATGGATTACGTTGGTGCAAAGCATCCAAATATCGCCCTTTCTACCCACGCCTGCCATACCAGCAGCCTTGCCGCTAGGCGACGTAAAATAGACCGCAGAGGGGTAAGAGGACATGGCTGCTAGATACGTTAAAGGTTCCAGTCCATGACCCTCTGAGATCTCTCTGAAGTCGTCTGAGCGCAAATTAGAGGCCACCTCGAGGGCAGCCTTTAAAGTGATGGGGTGAATGTATTTACTTGAGGTTTTCATATAGTGGTTCTAGCTTTTCTATTGTGTCTGCCATCCAAGGTTCCCAAGGCATTTGTTTCATACCTTTTTGGACATACCTTTCATAGTATCTATTGGTTTTCATTCTCCAATAGAAGTATCCAAGTTCTTGTTCTGTTAATTGTACGTTATACACGGCGATAATATTTGGGTGAGTAATCCCCTTCCCATGACATTGATCTTAATGTAGCTGGGGCAGGGTGGGATGATTTGAGTGTTATCTCAACGTTTGTATTCTTTTCATACACAGGTATAGTTTTAATAAACTCATCTAAGTATGGAGCATCAGATACTTGGTATTCGTCAAGTTCTGTAGACTCATGTACTTCTGTGTAATCTGTTTTACCTACACGCTCAAGTGTGGTTTCGTATAGACCTACTTTGCCGAAGTGAAACTTAACTCTATGTAATACTAAAGAGGAGTTTACATCTGCTGTAGCTCGATTACCGTCCAGCTTTGTAGGATAAAGTGTAGGTAGTTTAACTTCGTATGGATAAATATAACCTATTGTAAGTGTCGCACTAGACCAGTCACCGGGTACAGTAAAGTTTGTACCTGAGACTGTAGGTTTAGCGTAACGACCAACTCGTGCTGCGTTAGTATTAGTATCAATTATAACTAGATCATGGTTAGGAGTAGTAACTGAGCTTAACCAACTAACACTGGAAAATGTAGTTAGATTAGTAGATGCACTATAACTACCACCACTTACAGTTGTATGATTATCTATATGTAATAAGAAATCGACACTATCTTGTACTATACTAGGATCTGAGTCAGCTTGTATTAACTTAACACTTTGTAGAAAATTGTCACTATCTAAAAAGAAGTATTCATCGTTAATAATAAAGTGATATAATAAGGGGTTGTTCAGTTTCCATTTAAACCATGCAGCCTGCACTCGTTTATCAGCACTTTGAAAATATTTATAACCAAAGACTGTATCAGTTCCTGTTTTACCTATTAACACTATAGCATTTTCTCTAGAGTTTGTCATTAGGTCTATATTTTTAGGTAGTAAGGTCGGAACAACTTTACTTACTTCGATTATATTAGGCTCTCCTTCTCGTGCTGAGTTAGCCATCTCATTGAATCTACTAAACTTACCAGAGTTATCTATATAAGCAACTGTAGTTCCTAGAGATATAGGAGGCATGTTTTCATTATAATTAAACGTAGCTATACTTCTTAGTTTAGCTGTGTCAGGGTTAAAGACTGTATCATCTGATGCTAATAAGAACTGTTGGTTTGTACTAAATACAAGTAAACCAGCGTTGATTTCAATACCATCAAATAAGTCAGATGGGAACATAGATGCAGCTGATATATCTACAGGGTCAGCTACTGATACTGTTAGAGCTGTTTCAATGAAGAAGTTAGGTTCTCCTAATGTACCCGGTCTAGATGTTATCACATTTTCGCCTGCTAGTATTGCTAGTCTGTTACGAAAAAATAACACCTTGTTGATACGTTTGCCTACAAATGATGGCATAGGATTTGTAAACGTATCACCTACGTCTCTAGTACCATATGTAAACTGTTTTACAGTAAATGTAGTTGTACCTGTACGCTGTATAACCAACGGCATGTTAGTTAATGTTGTAGTAATACCCGGAAGAGCACACTCTGTCCAAGATCCGCTACCATCTTTATCGTTTTGACCTTCAAATTTTAGGTAATAGTCATCCTCTTCTGATCGTAATGCGTTAGATACTCGGACTATATAACCATGTTTACATTGGTTTGGTAAGTTTTGTACATCATTAACTGAGCCTTGCATAACTCTCATTAAATCATTTTCTACAATATTAACTGTAAATGAATTAGAGCTAGATAGATAGATACCATTACCTATTTGTTTACCAGTAATACCACTAGGTAGTTCAGCTATAATACCGCCAATAATTGTGTCAGCAGTTACAGCTGTCTGAGCGTCAAAAGGCGTAGGCTCTGGACGTATGAGACCATCACCATTACTACTAATTGTAGCATTTACCTGAGTAGATTCTACTTCTTCTACCCGTATAGTATAAGTTGCGTCAGTTGTCTGAGAAGCAGATTTTGTAGTACCACCTCCACCTTTTGCAGAGTCAAGAGTTACGGTAACTGTATCACCTACAACCCAACCTTCACCACCATGTAGTAATACTACTTCTCTTTGGTAGCTACACTGGTAGTTATCACCGTCAGGTCCATCCTGATTCGTTGCTTGGTAGTTAGGGCTTACACCTTGCTGACCTAGTATATTAAGTCTAAATATTAAGTTTTTCTTTGAACCTGAGTCCACACTAAATACTTGTGTACCAATTCCGGGACATGATCCTGACCCATCGCCTTCAAATAACGTATCAGCTGATATTTTAATACGTGTAGCACGAGTGAGAGTTGTGACGTCAGCAGTTCTAAATACATCAATACCATATTGTCTTCCGTTTTCTGTTCGTAGTAATTCCAGCATTGCAAAGTGTGCATCTGGTCTAGCTGTTGATGTACCAGTTTCACCTATTAATGTATTAGAGTTAGTACTATCACGATTACTTACAAAGGTAGTATCATTAATAGTTAAAAACTGTAGGTTTTCTGGCGTGCTTGTTGCTAGATAGTTTTGTATAGCAGTCTGACCCCCTGTGCCGTAAGCTGTGGTCATCTGTGTACCGTCGCTACAACGCCATACACGTACCTGACCATCAGCTGCTACTTGTCCTATATATGATCCCTCTGTTTCGTCACGAAAGTAATGAAACCAAGACCCACCACTTTGTACGTTAGTTAGAGGGTTAGTTCCTACTCTTTTTGCACCCGGTCTTTTAAACAGTCCTTTGGTAACGTCTGGTATAGCGTTTACTATTTCTGTTACTTGGCCGGGAAACTTTAGGTTGTCAGGCTGTTCTGACATACCTAGTGAGAACTGAGGGATAGTTTGTGTTACGCTTGCCATTATCGTCTAAGGTTTCTCCAAGGTTGGTAAGTTTGATATGCGGTGTCGTCAGGGAATCCAAACATGCTGTGATCTCCTTGGTTGCACTCATATTCTTGTAGAGCAGCTCTGGCTAAACTAGCTTGATTAGTTAATAAGCTAACTAAGTTAGGGTTTGCAACTAGCTGTGTAGCTGCTGCGGCAGATGCTCTGTATGTAATAAATCGTCTAAATACAATAGGTAGATCTTCAAAGTTATATAATCTAACAACATCAAGATAGATCTCATCTACAGTTGAAAAATCATCTGTATGATCTTGCTTGTCATACAAAAATCCATTACGACGTACGAGATTGTACTCTCTGCGTATGTGATTATCGTGAACGTCCATAGATAATATATCATCACCTATAGTTATCTTACCAGTCACAGAATCAGGTGTATATTTCACATGCTTCTCTGTGTTAAAATGCCATCCTTCTGCCTGCGTGTCTACGTTGGCATCACGAAGTAGGTTGTATATAAATGATACTTCTGGGTTATCAAAGTTTAAAGTTGTTAAAGGTGATTGACCTATAGCCCCCAGTATATTGTTTACTGCGGATAGTTCTGTATCGAGGTCAATAGTTGTGGTTGCCATAAGAAAAAAAGGGAGCCGAAGCCCCCGTATAAAAAAATAAAAATTAACCAAATGCTGTTGGTGCAGTTCCTGTACCAGCGTACAATTCTACAGCAGCAGCAGGGTTTAAGTAGTCTGCTCCCATAGCAAGTCTTCCGAGGATTACATCACCTTGGTAAACCACTGAGATGTCTCCACTTGTTACTTGAACTTGTGGGCCGATTGCTTCAACACAACCAGCAGCTTCTTTCTGGAAGATAAGTCCACATGAGTTGTTGAACTTAGCTTCTTGTCCGTAGTCGTTTACGGTCACGTTATGATCGTCACCCATTGCTTCACCTACGAATGAACCTGTGTTTCCGGGATCGGTTACACCGGGTGCAGTTGCAGATGCAGTTCCGTACTTAGTACCAAACTTTCCAAAGAAAGGAATGTTCATTGACTTGAAAATCTTGATTCCAGCAATTTCGATGATGCCATTACCTGACTGTAATGAGTCACCTTGCTCGTCTCTGTTAACAAGACCATTAGAACCAACAGCTTGGATAAGCTCGTAGTACTGTCTTGGGTTAAGAACACCAACTCTACCTTCAGTAGATACTCCTTTCTCATCAAGAGCAGCAGCAGCATCATAGAATGCGTTGATTAGTGAAGCTGATACGTATGCGTCAGCACCTGAGTTGTTTGTACCAACTCTGATCTGTGTACCACCGGGCTCTACAAAGTTAGTCTTTGTGATTGGACTAGCTTTTCTAGCTGCCTTAGTGATAGCTCTGAAGATCTTTCTGTCGTACTTCTCAGCAAGAGCGTATCCGATCTTCTTGGATATTTCACCACGTAAGTCGTAGTGTGCTAGTGTTTCATCTAGCTCATAAACAAATGCACTTGAGATTAATAAATCGTCGCATGTAATTGTTTTTTCAGCTACTGGAGGTGCTCCATCGGAGTTACCTAGTATGCTATTTCCGGGAGTATGGTACTCCGCAGTTGTTCTACCTGTGTAGATGAACTGAAGACTCTTACCGTTTTTAAGAGTTCTTTTCATTACAAGATCTCTAGCGATTGTATTACGCTGGAAGCCTTTGAACATCTCTCCACTGAACAACTTTAAAAATAA